TACAAGCCTTTTTGTGATGCCTGTTTTTAGTTGGATCTCATTTATAGTTTTTTTACATATTTTATTTGACTTTTAATAGTTGACTTTTAATAGTTGGTCTTTCTATAGCTCCGGGTTGAATGCCGTAGTATCCCCAGGCACTTTATCAAACCAGGTCTCCGCTCCTAAAAACTCTTCACTGTCCTCATCTGCGGTGTGTTTCCACTGGCCGTCATGGACTCTTGCCATAAAGGTAAATTTCACCTTAGGGGTTTTATGCTCTACATTATCCTTTTTGGTGGCAAAGTCTTCAGCTATGGGCTGGGCTACTCCTTTTAAGAGCCATATATAGCGGTACTTGCCATTAGATTTTAAGCTCTTAAACCCTAAGGCAACATGAGGCGGAACATCGGTGGCTTTTTCAATCAGCACCCCTTCTTTTAGTTCGTTGCCTAGTATTTTTGCTCTTACCTCAAGGGGTAAATCCGCTGTCTCTATTTCTACATCTATTTTGCCAAGTGCTGATACAGACTCCCAAAGCTGATCATCAGCATAAAGCTCTTGAGTATTTACTGCCGGGTTAATGGTGGCGTTGATAGCTCCCACCATCGGCTCTGGAGCTTCATAAGTTAATTCATCTTTACTGTCCACTGTTAAAATAGCAAAATGTAAATCATTAAGTCCTACTTGTGCCATTTTACATAACCTCCTTAAAAAATCGCATTGCTTTGTGATAAATCTTCACGTCATCTTCATACAGGTCATAAAAGCTTTGCTTTATAAAACCTGCGCCTAACATCTTTTGGTGAACTGTTTTTACTAACTTCGTATAGTCCCCCTTACTCCACACATCAACTTGCACATAATGTCCTGTAACAAGCTCCTCATCATCGGCATGCTGCTCAGGTTTATCTAGATAGGTGAAAAAAGTGATATAGGTATCGGCATCACCAGTGTAAGTTTGAAAAGAGACCGGCACTTTAATATCTTTTAAAGCTATTATCACATCTTGATTTATGCTCATAAGCCTAATCCTTCTTTTAAATTCTTTTCAATTTCCTCCATTGCCTTTTCTTTAGATTTTTCGTAACCCGGAGCCATAAAGGGTTTAGCTTTCATTTTGACTGTACCGAATTCTAAAAATTTTCCATACCAGCCCTCTTTACCAGGACCTACTTCTACATACTTTGCTCCATCCTTATTTTTCACCCTGGATACTTCAATACTCTTTTTTAGTGTGCCGGTTTTCCGGGGAGCCTCTTGTTTAATGGCTTCTCTTACCACTTCCCCCGCTTCCCTTAAGGCTTTGTTTTCTATTCTTGCTCCTTTAGCACCTAGATTTTCTACTTCAGTTATTAGGTTTTCTATTCCCTCAAGCTCCATATTAGCCACTACCTACCACCTCCAATGCCTTAATTTCCATATAGCGGTTCTGGTATTTGATGTTATCGATTGCTGTGATGTTATAGTGCTTTCCTTTAAAAAGTATCCGCATGGAAGAATCAATGCCTTCCGTATAGCGTATAGTAAACTTCACTGTATTTTCTGCCTGAACAGCTGCAGCAGCGTAGTATTCTCTGCCATAAAGGTTACTGGCAGCTGCCCAGACCGTTTTTACATCCTCCCAAGTTTCCTCCTCAAAGCCATTTTCATTTATGGTGATAATTGGCCTTTGCAGGGTTATTCTTTTATTTAGCTCCCCTGGGTTCATGTTTCCACCTCCGGATAGCAGTAGTTTAGCTGGGCTAGTAGGCTTTCAACGACTGGTCTAATCCCTTCCCCTACTTTACCAACTACTGGCCCTCGGTTTTCATACCAGTCAGTTACTAAGGTTAAGCAAAACAGCCTGGCAATATAGTTTGAGCCATCAAAGGTCCTGCCGGTGGCGTTTTTAAGATAGGTCTCAGCGGCATCGATTAAGGATTCTATTAAATCATCTTCTTCAGTATGGTCTACCCTGAGATACATCTTTGCTTCTTCAAGTGTAATAATCAAATTCACTCACCCCTTAAAGGAAAAGGAGCGGAAAGACCGCCCCTTACGCACCAGTGGAAATTGTAAGCTGACCAAAGACTGCCGCATCTTCATCCCACTTTACACAGTCATCTCTTGTGATGGTCCTAAGCTCTGTGCTGTCCCTTCTCCAAGCATCTCCGCCGATATTTGTGGAAGCAAGTTCATATACTCCTCTAGTAAATAGCACCATCAGCTCCTTAAAGTTTCCTACAATAAAAGGAGCTTTAACAGTAGTAGTTCCGGTAGAAGGTAGGGTTCTATTGGCTACCACTACAACCGGTCTTCCCTTAAAGAGTTTCTTGCCGGGTTGGGTAATATCATCTTGCAAAAGCGGTCTGTTGTTGGCATCTTCCTGCTCATCTAGCCACTGAAAGCCGTCCTGGTTTGTGATGATAGTGCTGGATAGGCTAATTGCAGGATCTAGGTCCACATTTAAAACCTTCTTAATCGCTTTGATATCTGTTAAATTCTTTTTGCTAAGAGAGTTTAAGATGGCAATAATTAAGCTGTTTTTAGTTACCACATGCTTTTTAGCAATCCAGTTTGTGACGTAGCTTAAGATATTTTGGTCAGTATCCTTTAAGAGCTCGTTGGTAAGTGGCAAGAATCCTGCTCGCTTTACTAGCTTGTAGGTTACAGGAGTAAATTTAGGGTTATCGGTCTCCTGGATTTCCCCATACTCATCCACCACAGCAAAGGGCACCATGTCCTCATCCTTTTCCAGCACCCTAGAGCCTGATAGGGTATTAACGGTTTCTACCCGGACATACTTGGATAAATCGTTTAAGGTCCTTGAAAGTTCGTTGATTCTGGTTTGAATATCCTCTGGAACAATTATCCCGGTATCCCCGTCAGTATCGGTTGTTATGCCACCTTCATGCATTGCTGCCCGGTATTCATTAATAATGCTGTGGTCATCGGCAGTAATCCTTTGCCTTCTTAACCCCTTCAGAAAGACTCGTTTATATTCTGCTTCAAGGTCTTTATCGGTGCGATTGTGGTTGTGGTCGATGGGAGCCGCACCATCAAGGGTCTGGTCTTCTAATGCCTCTAGCTCCTGCTCTATAGCCACTTCCTTTTGTAGGTCCCGCACCTTTTCCATGGCTTTTTCTGCATCAAGGACTTTGTCTTCTTTAAGTAACCCTCGCACTTTTGCCTTCTCAGTTTCCAATGCCTGCAGTAGTTCACGTAGTTTTTTACTCATCTAAATCGCCTTCCTTTCAAAATAAAAATGAGCCCTTACAGCTCCAGTTCAATTAATAGTTTTTGTTTAAGTTGTTCATTAGGCTTTGGTTCCTCGGTTAAAAACTCTTCGGGGGTATTTTTATACCTTGCCAGCAAGTTTTTATCAATACATGCCGCCATCTGTTTTTCCTTTTCCACCACATCGCAAAAGCCGTATTCAAAACACTCGTCTGCTGTAAGCCATGTCTCACTATCCATAATCTTTATAATCTCATCCCTTGTTAAGGCAGACCTTTCTTCATAAGCTACAATTAAGCTTTCCCGGATTTTATCTAGGTCTTCTGCAAGCTTTCTAAACTCGGCTGCATTTCCCAGGCCAAAAGTCCAGGGGTTGTGGATCATCATCATGGCGTTTTTAGGCATGTAAATAGTATCGCCTGCCATAGCTATAACACTTGAAATACTTGCTGCAAGTCCATCAATATATACGTTTTTATTGGCCTTATGCCTTTTAAGCATGCTGTGGATTGCTTGCCCTGCAAACACATCCCCTCCGGAAGAATTGATGTAGATGTTTAATGTATCTATATCTCCTAGCTTATCTAAATCAGCTTTAAACTCCTTAGGGGTTACTTCATCACCATACCAAGTGTCACTAGCAATCTCCCCGTATAGGGTAAGCTCTCCGGTTTTTTTATCTAATGCTTTAAAGCTCCAAAACTTTTTACCCCCCATTTTCACCACCACCTTTTTTATACTGCTCCCCTGCCATCTCAATTGGCATCATGTTGCCGTTTATGAGTAGTCTTTCTCCCCCTTCTTTAGGCTCTAATTCTTCTAGTGCCCTTATCTCATTTGCCGTCATAAAGCCTGATTGGATGGCAATTCTATAGCCTTCGTATCTTGTTTTAGGGTCGGCTCTCAGTATGGCATTTACATTAAACTTGATGTAATAGCCATTATCCAGTTCCTTTTGGGTAAAAAGTTTATATGTCAGCTCCTGCTCATAGCCTGTTAAAATGTCCATCAAGGTATCAACGTAAAATTCCCGCTGCTGATGCTCCACATTAGTATGTGTTGCCCTATCTAAATCGTTTAGCTGATGGTTTTTTACCCCAAAGGCTGCGGCAATTTGCTTTACTGTAAGCTGGGTGTTTTCTAGAAACTGGGCATCTGCCATGGTAAGGCTTAAGGGCTGAAATTGATATCCTAAAGGAAGTAATGATACCCTGTTTGCGTTTTTAAGCCCGCTTGCCATCTGTTCAAAGCGCTCTCTGAATATCCGCTGAGCTTCAGGGCTTAAATCCCCCACATAGTGGATGATGCCTTTGGTCTGCAGCCCTGTTTTAAAGCTGTTGTTTAAATACTTGCTAGCTGCCCCTGCGTTTTCTATGGTGTTTTTAAGCTCATCTAGTGGAGTAATACCTAAGATGCCATCACTGGTTAAACCCTTAAAATGGAGCATCTCGTCAGAGTCAATCCTATACTGAGCACCTTTATTATCTGTATAGACATACCATAGTTTACCTTTATGGGGCAGTAGCCCAATATCATCAACATATATTTCAACCTTAGAACTATCTAAGGGGTAAATCCCTGTAACATGACCTGCGTTTCTTCCTGCTGTTGCAAACTCTACCCAAGCATAGGCATTTCCATAGATATTTCTTTGAGCCTCAAGTGCCTTAAAAAAATCCCTGGAGCTCATCCAAGGATTAGGTCTAATCTTTAAAAGTGAGGTTAAATAATGGTCTACAGTGCCGTTATGTTGATAAATCTTTACCGGCAGTTTCCCCACAGCATCTGCTAAAATGCGGATACAGGCAAAGACGGTGGCTTCTTTTAGGGCGTTTTTGCCCCGGTAGTTAATCTCATCTGGTTCAACCCCTAATATCTCTAAAAGTCTTCTATCGTTTAATGGTATTTCCTCTGGGAGCACTTTAGCTTTTGGACTAAATATATTCCTTAACTTATTAAACACACTCAAATATCATCACCCCTAGCCCCAAAGTTTATCCAGTGTTTCCTCTGATGTAAACTCATTTAAATCAAATCTACTTCCTTCATTTCTAATTGCCCTATCTAGTGCCATAATAAGGGCTACTGCGCCGTCTATCTTTTCCGTGCTCTTTTCCTTATCAGGTTTGATATTACCAGCAGGGTCTGTTCTAATATGGATATTATCCATCATCCAAGAGAGGACTGGATGCCCTCCATGGGCTATTCTTTTTTCCAGTGTCAGTTTCATCAGTTCTTTAGTAGGTGGGCTCATATCCCTGTACCCTTGACCAAAGGGAACTACCGTAAAGCCTGCACCTTCTAGGTTCTGTGTCATCTGCACAGCTCCCCATCTGTCAAAAGCGATCTCTTTTATGTCATAGTCCTTCCAGAGCTCTTCTATGAATTTTTCAATAAAGCCGTAGTGTATTACATTTCCTTCTGTTGTTTTAAGATAGCCTTGGCTTTGCCAGATATCATATGGAACGTGATCCCTTCTTACCCTCAGTTTCATGTTTTCTTCCGGTATCCAAAAGTAGGGGAGCACATAATACTTATCATCATCTGGTACTGGCGGAAAGACTAAAACAAAGGCGGTAATGTCAATGGAGCTTGATAGGTCAAGACCGCCATAACACTTTCTTCCCTTTAGCTTTTCAGGGTCCACTTTAAAGGAGCACTCATCCCACACATGCATGGGCATCCATCGGACAGATTGCTTTACCCATTGGTTAAGTCTAAGTTGCCTGAATAAGTTTTCTTCTGCTGGATTTTCTTTGGCACTTTGAAAAGCCGCTCTTACTTTTTCTATATCAATGGTATGATCAAGGGAAGGGTTAGCTTTACGCCACACTTTTTCATCCGCCCAGTCATCATCGTCATCAATCCCATAAATGACCGGGTAAAATGTAGGGTCGACCCTTTTTCCTCTTAAAATATCTTCTGCTTTTTGATGGACTTCATAGCAGATGGAATGTCTATCTGTTCCGGCAGTGGTAATTAAAAAAAATAGTGGCTGCTTTCTAGCATCACCACTACCTTTGGTCATAACATCATACAGTTGTCTATTGGGCTGCGCGTGTAGTTCGTCAAATACCACCCCATGCACGTTAAGGCCGTGTTTAGTATAGGCTTCAGCTGACAACACCTGATAGAAACTAGCAGTAGGCATATAGACTAATCGCTTTTGGGATAGTACCGGTTTTATTCTTTTCTTTAAGGCTGGGCACTGATCTACCATATCCACTGCTACATCAAATACTATAGAAGCCTGCTGCCTATCGGCTGCGCAGCCGTAAACTTCTGCTCCCCATTCCCCATCGCCACAGGTAAGGTATAGAGCAATGGCAGCAGCTAGTTCACTCTTCCCATTTTTCTTTGGAATTTCTACATAGGCAGTATTATATTGCCGGTAGCCATCTTCTTTAACAGTACCAAATATATCCCGAACAATTTTATCCTGCCAAGGTAGTAAATCAAAAGGCACACCTCGCCATACTCCCTTGGTGTGTTTCAAATTATTGATGAAGGTTACTACCCGCTCTGCTTTTTCATGGTCAAAGAGCATTATTTGCTCACCCTTAAAAGTTCCTCCATCGGATCATCTGTTGGTGTGTCAATGGTATTTACCTGGATTCTGGTCCGGGCAGCAGGTGTAAGGCCAAATTCAGAGCAAAAGTCCTTCATCACTTTAAGGTATGTCTGGGCAATGGATACCTGGGGCACCTGCTGGATATATCCTGATGGAGTTTTAAAGATAGTGCCGTGTTTTGATAAAAATTCCTCCGCTTCTTTCCACCGGGCATAGGCCTGACAATAGCCTTCAAAAGCCGTCCGGTCTACTTGGGTTAAAACTCCCATCGCCTCTAAAGTCTTAGCCATCCGCTTCCATTCCTTCTTTGCTTCTGGCTCCAGCCATGACGGGCAGCGTGGTGCCTTCTTTTCTGGCTGGGGTTCTTTATCGTTTAGTGGCCTTTTGCCGGGGTTACCTTCCAAAACTTTAAGTGCAGTTGGTTTAGGTTTTCTTCCCCGCATCGCCATAGCTTTTCACCTCCAATTGAAAAAAGGCCTTAAAGGCCTTTAGTTCCATTTCCTGCTTTTTCTTCTTCCGTCTGAGTCTGTGGTAAATAGGATTCTGTCTATCCTGGCGTCTTTGGCGCTGGTTGTTGTGTTATCCAGTCTGTTCCTTTGCTGAATGGCTTCCTTAACCGCTTTAATCAGCCCGTAGCTAAATTCTTCTATGTCTTCTTCTTTCCTGGCGAGTCTTCCCACCTTGCGGTTGTCGGCATCGTAGAGCCTTTCAATTAAAACCTCTACGTTGTCTGGTATTAACTCCTCCGGAAAATCAATGTGCAAGTCTCTTATCTTTCTCATCTTTTCAGCCTCCCTGTGTGTTTTTGGTATGTATATATTACCGTAAACACACGGTATAGCAAGTCATATTTGGATAATATCTTGTATACTTTAGGTGCTGATTTTCCAATTGAAAAAAGGCCTTAAAGGCCTAATTCGCTTTTTGCTATACCACTCCGCCGGCATTTTCCACTGCCATAAGTATTTCAGCTACCCAGTCTGTTCCAGTTAAATCCCCATCAGAATCCCAAAACATCTCCAGCTCCTCCACCAGATCCACTAGCTTTTCTACATCCTCTTTAGCATCTTCCCACCCCAGCACACAAATCTTTTCCACTGCGGTGGCAATTAAGCCTTCCATCATCATTTTAATTTGTAGTCTTGTCATTTTCCCATTGCCTCCCTATGCTTTTAGTATGTCTATACATCACTTAAAACACGGGAAATAGCAAGGCATTTGTGGGATTTGTTTTTCCCTTGGGAGGTTTGCCCGTGTTTCAGTTTCCAAGCCCTTACAGGGCAAGTGTGGGGCTTACTGCACCCAATTATTCCACTTCAACATACTCCATGATTATCACTAGAGCTTCATCGTAGCTTTTGGATTTTGTTATTCTATCTACCATTTCTTCTGCCTGCTTTTTTAGTCCGGCCCGTCTTAAAGTTCGGCTGGCAATTCCCATCAGGTTAAAGATATTGCCATCCTCACCGATAAGTTTGCATTTTGGTTTATCCATTTACGCTTCCTCCTTGGCCTGTTTTTTAAAGGAGCTGTTGCCTGAAAGGTTTTGTAAAAGCACCTTCCTAGCGGTTTTATATTCATCGCCAATCATTCCAAGGCGCAGGAGCCAAGTTCTAAAGGTGTATTTTTCGTTATCTGTATGTTTGACTTTGGCTGCTGTGTTGCTTTTAAGCCGCCTGGCACTTAAGTTTGCAAGTCCAAATAGCTTGGTAGCTGCTTCTACCTTTTCTGGATCATCGCCGCCAGGACCTAGCTTGAAGGTGATGGTTTCCTTTTCAAAATCAAAGTCAATGTAAGGACTTTCTACCCCAGCAAGTGCCTGCTTAAAATGATCCAGGGTCGTCATCCGCTCTTGCTTTAAGGCAGTAATGATTTCATCACTAACAAGATCATCTTTTAGACCTAGGGCTTTTTTAATTAAGGGTTGATAGCTATAAATTATGTGCAGCAAGTTGCGTAAACCCTTACCTTGGAAGCCCTCCATTGGTATCGTCACTTCCAATGTAATGGGCTCTTTTTCTGTAGCAGTTTCTTGAGTAACCACATCTTCCAATTCTAGCTCCTCCTTTTTTACCGGATTTTCTAGCAAATCTTTTAGCTCCACCACCTGTTCCTGTTTATCTAAAATGTTGCTGTGCCGGTCCACGATGTAATCTCCAACTTGATAGGAAAAAGTGGGTGCAGCTAAATAAACAGGTTCTATTTCCAAGTGCCGGGCTAACTTGTAAACAAGCTCTTTCCTTGTCATTTCTATCCCTCCTGTGGTTTTTGGTATGTCTATACATCACTTAAAACCACAGGTAAGTCAAGTAAAAAAGCCCCTAAGGGCTTGATTATTTTTCTAGGGCTGTGTATCTTGGGTAGCTGTATCCTTCGCTATTTACCAGCACCCGCTCACCGGTTTCCTTGTTTATTACCCGAATGCATTTAGCTTCTCCGTTTTCATTAATCCCGCCGTCTTTTGGGCTAATCCAGGGCTGGTCCTGGAAGAAGTCGCTGGCAAATTGCTCAAATTCTTCGCTACTTAGCAGGACCTCTTTGGTTACCTGGTAGGCAAAGCCAGCCTCCCCTGTTAAAGCCTTTAATTCCTTTAAGTCTGCAATCTTTCTGCCAAAAAATGCTTTCTTTTTCATCTTTTCCTCTCCCCCTGTGTCTTTGGTATGTGTATATTACCGTAAACACACGGTATAGCAAGTCGTATTTGGATAATATCTTGTATACTTTAGGTTTTTATTTTTAAGCTTAAAAGCAGGCTTTATACGGTATTTTCTTTTCATCTCTTATTAGAAAAACCTCATCATCCAAGCCTGCATACTCAACGTATCTTTTTACTCCTACATCTACATATTTTTCGTCTAGTTCTGTAGCATAGCAGATGCGATCTAGCTGCTCACAAGCGATGCCTGTTGAAAAACTTCCAGAGAAAGGGTCAAGGACTATGCCATTTGGAGCGCTGCTGTTTTGTATGGGATATGCACAAAGTGCCACCGGCTTCATTGTCGGGTGCTCCTCGGATCTTTTGGGCCTGTCAAACTGCCATACCGTGGTTTGCTTACGGTCAGCATACCATCTGTGCCTACCGGTAGGCTTCCAGCCATAGATTATAGGCTCATGCTGCCACTGGTAATCGCTTCTGCCCAGCACCAAAGAATCCTTAACCCAAATACAGACCCCGGCAAGATGAAAGCCAACCTCCCGCACAGCGTTTCTAAAATTGAGTCCTTCAGTGTCGGCATGAAAGACATATAAAGCTCCGCCATCGGCAAGAGCTTGATAGATATTCTTGAAGGCTGCCAAGAGGAATTCATAAAACTCATCATCCTTCTGGTTGTCGTTTTTAATAAGGCGTTCATTTTCTTTTCCTGCGGTAAAATTTACATTATATGGGGGATCTGTCACCACCAGATTTGCCTTTTTACCATCCATAAGCTTTTCATAAGTTTTAGCTTTGGTGCTGTCACCGCATAAGA